TCTGTATCTTTTTCCCCCGAAAACGACTCAAAGAGCCACGAAAATGACTAGCAAGGTCACAACAGGTCACCTATTGCCCCTAGACGGCTCAAACGGGCTTCAAACGGTTTTGGGTAGGGACACAGAAGGGGAAAACGCCCTATTTGGCGTGGAAACCCCTCGAATCCACACGCCATTGAACGATTTGCCTTCATTGGGGCTTGAATTGGTGGATTTGGCTTCCAGCATTGGGGTGGAGATGATGCCCTGGCAAAAATTTGCGCTGATTCACACACACAAGGTCAAGCCGGACGGCAGGTGGGCAACACCGGTCAATTGCATAGTCGTGGCCAGGCAGAATGGCAAAAGTTTTTTGCAACAGATTCGAATTCTCGGTGGCCTTTTCCTATGGAAGGAACCGTTGCAAATCGGGTCGGCTCACAGACTGGCAACAAGCCTTGAACAATTTCGTCAATTGATTTCACTCATTGAAGGCAATGAATCTTTGGCAAAGAAAGTCAAACGAATTCGTTGGGCGCACGGTGCGGAAGAAATTGAGACAATTCATGGAACGCGCTTTATCGTAAAGGCAGGCGGTTCAGCTGCTCGCGGTGTTTCCCGACCTGAAACGATTCATTTGGACGAATTGCGCGAAATGAGCGACTTGGAAAGTTTTGCTTCATTGCGTTACACACTTATGGCTGCAAAAAATCCTTTAGTTATGAGTTATACAAATGCAGGCGATTCCGCAAGCCTGGTGCTGAATTCTTTTAGAGAAAGGGCATTGGCCACCATTGCGGGAAACAATGACGACATTGGATATTTTGAATGGTCAGCACCAAGTGACGAAATTTCAATTGAAAATGCAAAATGGTCAAACCCCGCAATGGGCATAACAATTCACCCTGACAATTTGCGTGCCGTTTTCAATGACCCACCTGATGTCGTAATGACTGAAGTGTTGTGCCGTTGGGTCGTTGCCATTTCATCAGCCGTTGACACTGCTAGTTGGGGCAATTGCCTGGACAAGTCGGTTGACCTGGATATTGAGAAAACAACCTGGTTGGCAATTGATTTATCACCTGACCGAAAGCACGCCGCATTGGTTGCAGCCCAAAAACTTGGGGACGAATCATTTGTGGTCAAATTGCTGCACACTTGGAAAAATGACTTGCAACTAGACGATAAGGCCATTGCCAACGATTTGGCAGACTACGCCCGCAAATATCCAGTGGAACAGGTTCTATATTCACGGCGCACGGCTGGAGCAGTTGCGGCGCGACTTGCACCCGCTGGAATTCCAATTTTCGACATGGATTCGGCTTACCCCCAAGCATGTGACGAAATGTTGTCAGCAATCAACTCAGGGCGGCTCAAACACCGTGGCCAATCCGAATTGACCCAACAAGTTTTGGCAGCCGTTCAATTGAAGCGCGGAGACGGCGGGTGGGTTATTGGAAGGCGTGCCAGCGGTCAAATTGTGTGCGCGGCCGTGGCCGTCAGTCTCGTTTCCCACTTTGCGACACGCCAAGACAATGATTTGGACATTATGGTTGGTTAGGTGTAAAACCTTGCGAAAATTCGGGCATGAGTTTCTTTGATTTGCTAGTGCCGCGCAAGGTTGATGCTGCCGTTCCAGCTGAAGTTGATGCGGCATCTCTTGCACCGTACTTTCAGGAACAGGGACAATTGTTTTTTGCTGGCATTGCTACAGCAACGCGCGCGGAAGCCATGAGCGTTCCTACTTGTGCGCGTGCTTTGGGAATTATCCAAACAATTTCGTCACTGCCAATGCACACACGAAATGAAGCAACAGGCGAAAAGGTTTCACAACCTCGCGTAATTAATCAACCCGACCCACGAATTCCAGGTTCAACATTTTGGGCATGGATTATTTCCGATTTATTTTTTTTCCCAAATGCTTATGCATACGTAATGGACAGATATGCAGACACAGGCAAAATTCGCGCAATGGAACGTGTTGCACCTGAACGCGTGACAATTCAAACAAATTTGCTAGGTACAGAAATCATTTCATATCAAATTGATGGTTCATACGTTGATGCAACAAATTTGGTCGTTTTCGCTGGCCAGCAAGAAGGTTTGCTATCGCGTGCAGGTCGCACAATCCGTGCCGCTGCTGCATTAGAAAAGGCTGCAATGAATTTTGCGGTTGAGCCAATTCCACAAATGGTTTTGAAATCAAACGGCACATCATTGCCAGCCGACCGTGTGGCTAAATTGTTAAGTGCCTGGAAATCAGCGCGCGCGTCCAAAAGTACGGCATTTTTGAATGCTGATGTCACGTTGGAAACTTTAGGCTTTGACCCAAAGAGTATTCAGCTAAATGAAGCAAGAAACTATGTGGCATTAGAATTAAGCCGCGCTTGTGGACTTCCAGCGTATTTCACTGATTCTCAGCAATCCAGTTTTACTTATTCCAACGCTTTGGACAAAAGGCGCGACCTCGTTGATTTTGCTTTCAGAAATTACATGTCAATAATTGAACAACGCCTTTCATTTCAGGATTTTACTCCCGCTGGAAATCGCGTGTCGTTTGACCTTGATGATTTCTTGCGTGGCAATCCTTATGAGCGTGCGCAAGTTTATGAAATCTTGAACCGCATTGGCGCAATGAGCGTTGATGAAATTCGTGAGGAAGAAGATATGCTGCTATGAAAAAAGTAATCACACCAATGACAATCACCGCGGCTGATTCCAACAGTCGCACAATCAGTGGCCGAATCGTGACATTCAACGAAACAGGCAATGCATCAATTGGAAAAGTGCAATTTGCACAAGGCTCAATTGATGCAACACCAGTTTTGCTCAACTTGGAACATGACCGCACACGCAGAATTGGCAAAACACTAAGCATTGAAACAACAGAATTTGGAATTGAAGCCACTTTTAAAATCGCAAACACAACTGCTGGCACTGATGCACTTGTTGAAGCGCAAGAAGGTTTGCGTGACGGCTTCAGCGTGGAAGTTGCTTATGACGAATACGAAACATTAAAAGACGGAACCGTTCGCATTTTAAAAGGCGAATTGTCAGGCGTTGCACTTACAAGTGAACCCGCTATTCGAAGCGCGCGTGTGACTGAAGTGGCCGCAACAACGGCTGATGAAGAAGGCACTGAACAAGTTTCTGACTCAACAATTGGGACAGAAGAAACACCAACAACAGAAGGAGACGAAGTGGACAACACCGTCACACAAGCGGAAGCCGTTGAGACGGTAGAAGCCGCACAGTCAATCACCGCTGCTGCGAAACCAGCAATCGGGGGCACATTCACAAAGCCACGCATTGAGTTAACTGCTGCAAAGTATCTTGAAAACAAGGTTCTTGCTGCACTAGGAAGCGAAGATGCACGCCAATATCTTATGGCAGCAGATAACAACACAACAGATTCAGCTGGACTTGTTCCAACACGTCAGTTGTCAGAAGTTATCAACGGCCTATCAACAACAGTTCGTCCAAGCATTGAAGCAATTTCCCGTGGAACATTGCCTGACGCTGGAATGACTTTTGAGATTCCAAAAATCACAGTTGCACCAACAGTTGCACAGACAAACGAAGGTTCAGGATTTTCTGACACCAATATGGAATCCGCTTTCGTTTCAGTACCAGTGAAGAAATTCGCAGGTCAACAAAATTTCACGGTTGAATTGCTCACACGCACTTCACCACTTTTTTATGATGAATTGCTTCGCAACATGGTTGCGGCAATGGCTAAGGCACAAAATGCGTATGTTTCATCAATCCTTGTTGCAAATGCAACTATTGACGGAACAACTTTAGCTGCACTTCCAACTGCCGCTGAATTACTTGCATTTGTTTCACGCGGTGCTGCAAGTGTTTACACAAACACAACAGGCTTTGCGCAAAACATTGTCATGGGTTCAAGCCAATGGGCAAACACAATGGCACTAAACGACAACGGGCGTCCAATTTACATTGCGGCTCAACCACAGAATGCAGGCGGTGCATTGCGCCCTGACTCATTGCGTGGAAATGTCGCTGGCCTTGATTTGTACGCTGATTTTGGCGCACCACAAGGTTCAGATGACGGTTCAATGATTATTGTGAACCCTGCTGCATACACATGGTATGAAGGCAACAACTATCAACTCCGCGCTGAGTCAACTGCTGACGGTTCAATCAATGTCGGTGTTTATTCATTCGGTGCTTGTGCAATCAAACTTGCTGGTGGAGCATTCCGCAACAACAAATAAAAAACTAATCATGCGCCGTGGTCACTCCCGAACGCGGCGCAGCAGACGAAAGGGGCGGAAATGCCAAGCATTGTTTCTACGGCTTCACTTAGAAGCATTCTTGGCGTTTCCGTTTCCCTCTATCCTGACAGTTACCTGGACGAAATAATCAACACCGCTGAAGCGGTAATTTTGCCAATGTTGGTTGCAAATACAAACGCAATCAATGCTTATGAATTGACAGACAACGTGGCAATTTATTACACCCAACGCGAACACCATTTTGTTGCTGGTCAATCAATTATTGTGACGGGATTACCCGCACCTTTTAGCGCAACAGTGACCGTTGTCAAAACAGGCGTTTTTCATTTTACCGCTGCAATCACAAGTGCAAATGTGACCTTGCGCGACATTATCCCAACAGGCACGGCCACACTTTCGGGTTATTCTGCCGTTGACATTTATGCCAATTCGCCACCAATTGAATCAGCCATTCTTGCAGTCAGCGTTGAAGTCTTTCAATCACGTGTTGCCGCCGGTGGAGAGATTCAAGGCGTAGATTTTGCTAGCACGCCATATCGCATGGGCAGAAGTTTGACCAACCGTGTCAGCACATTACTTCAGCCGTTTCTTGATGTTGAAACGATTTGTCAATGACCGCATCAACAATTGCTGACACACGTGCTGCACTGGCCAATTCATTTTCGGCTTTAGCTGCCAATGTTTATTCTTCAGTGCCGGAATCACCAATCCCACCAGCAATTGTTGTCGTTCCCGATTCACCTTACATGGAAGTTGTTTTGATAGGTAAGGCGCAAACCAAAGTCAAACTTAACTTTGCAATCACGGCAATTGTTTCATCAAATAGTAATGCAGGTTCATTAGATAACCTTGAAAAACTAATAATCGGAATTCTTGCGGCAATGCCCGCAGGATATGTGGTTGATGTTGTTGAAAAGCCAACAGTGTTAGAGGTTGGGCAATCCCCAATGCTGGTTGCTGACATCAATGTTTCAACCTATTACACACAGACAATCTAAGGAGAAAAAATGGCCACCACAGTAATAACTGGGAGAGATGTCACCTTTACCATTGGTGGCAACAATTTTGACGCTCAGGCAACTTCAGCAGTGCTTTCAAACTCACCAACAATGGTTCGTTATCAGACACTTGACGGCGTAGTTAATCGCCACATTGATGATGAATGGACTTTTGCCGTTGACATGTTAGCTGACTGGGGCGCATCACCTTCATTGTGCGAGACACTTTGGGGCGTTACCGAATCAGCACCAAACACAGGAATCACAACAGTATTGACCGCAGCCACAGGTGCAGTGTTCACATTCTCAGTACTTCCAGTGTTTCCAAGTGCAGGCGGTTCCGCACCTGATGCACAGACCGTGACAATGTCATTTGTTGTCATTGGTACACCAGCAGAAAACTTCAGCTAAACCAAACAATCGGGAGATAAAATGAAACTACCAATCACAGTTGAATTCAATTCGGGCGAGTCAGCCACTTATGTGGCTGCTCCACCTGAGTGGGTTCGTTGGGAAAAACACACAGGTAACACAATCAGTCAAGCACAAGAAAAAATTGGTATATCCGATTTGGTGTTTTTGGCTTATCACGCAATGAAGCGGGAAGCCGCTGGCAAACCAGTAAAGCCAATCGAAGCATGGACAGAAACAATTTCTGACGTGGTAGTTGGTGAGGCAGACCCAAAAGTTACGAAGTCGGAAGCCTAAGCAGAATCATTTGGGAATTGGTCATTGCGACTGGATTACCCAAATCTGAATTTGAATCGGCTGAGGACATTTTGACCGCAATCGAAATTTTGGAGAGGCGCAATGGCTGAAGATGCAGTTGCCTACGATAAGGCAGAATTGCGTGCAGTCATTCGCGCTTTCAAAGTCATGGACGAAAATTCTATTGCTGCCGCCAAAACCCAATCCAGTGCATTGGCTGATTATCTTCAGAAAAAGATTCAATCAACGGCACGGCAGATAAGGTCAAACAAGGTTGCAACCAAAATTGCTGACGGTTCCACGGTAAGCAAGTCGTCCAAAATCGGTGAAATTTCATTTGGTTTTGCCCGTCAAAAATACAGCGGCGGCGGTACGACTCAACAACTTTGGGGCGGTTCAGAATTCGGTTCAAACAAATACAAGCAATTTCCAGTGTGGTCAGGTCGGGAAGGTCGCGGTTCGCGTGGCTGGTTTATTTATCCAACCTTGCGCGCCGAACAACCATATTTGGTGCGAGAGTGGGAAAATGGCTTTGACCAAATCTTGAAAGAATGGGACAGATAAATGGCTGGAAGTAGAACGCTTAAACTCGCGTTGCTGGCAGACATTGCTGATTTCTCAAAAAACATCAATTCTGCCGGAACCCAAAGCAAGACCCTGGGCGACCAATTTGAAGATTTTGGCAAAAGAGCAGCCCTGGCATTTGCAGCGGCTGCCGCTGCCATTGGTGCTTATGCTGCCGCCGCAATTAAGAATGCAGCAGCTGATGAAGCCGCACAACGCAATCTTGCACTGACAATTGAAAACACAACAACTGCAACTTCAAAACAAATTGCAGGCGTTGAGGATTACATTAGCAAAACATCACTTGCAATTGGAATCACTGACGACCAATTGCGACCAGCATTCGGCCGTTTAGTTCGTTCAACAAAAGATGTCGAAGAAGCACAAAGGTTATTGAATCTTGCACTTGATATTAGTTCGGCGACTGGGAAACCACTGGAAGCGGTGGCAAATGCGTTAGGCAAAGCCTATGACGGGAACCTGACTTCACTGAGCAAATTAGGCTTGGGACTTGACCAATCAATTTTAAAGTCAAAAGATTTTGATTTAGTCTTTCAATCACTGACTGGAACATTTGGTGGATTTGCTGAAAATGAAGCACAAAGCGCAGAAAAAGCATTTGCAAGAATCAAAATTGCTAGTGATGAAGTACAGGAACAAATTGGAACCGCATTGCTGCCATTGATTCAAGAATTGACCACATACATTTTGACTGATGTTGTGCCAATCATTCAGCAATTTGTCAATGGCTTGACTGGTGTTGGTGGGCTTGATGAAAGTTTGACCGATTCTGAAAATAGCGCACTTGAATGGGGCAAACGTATTCGAAGCCTTATTGGAACCGTGGTTGAATTCAAAGACGAATTAGTGGCCGTTGCAGCCGTCATTGGAACAGTTTTTGTTGTGTCCAAAATAAGCGCGGCAGTGACCGCAACAATTGCCTTAATTCAAACGCTCATTGCCGCTTACAACGCCTTGAAAGTTTCAGCAATTGTGACTGGTGTTGCAACCGCATTTGCATTAAACCCATTGTTGGGCGTGGGTGCAGTGGCCGTTGCCGCTGGTGTTTTATCAGCTGCAAATGCTTTGGCAAATTCAAGTAAAGGCGAAACAAATTTTGCGGTCGGTGGTGCGCCTGGTGCTATTAGGGGCGGGGGTGCTTCAACTTCAGGTTCAGGTGGAACAGGTGGTGGCACTACATCAAGCGGTGGTGGCGGTGGTGGTGGCGGTGTGACGGCGGCCGTGGCATCAGCGGTTGCAGCAACAAAGGCCGTGGCTGGTGGTGGGTTCACTGATTCACAGAATGCGGCACGTCTCATTGCACAAGGTGGCGGTGGCTTCACCGATTCACAAAACGCTGCACGATTAGCCGCACAAGCACCACAAATAAACATAACCGTTAATGGTGCAATTGATAGAGAAGGCACGGCGCGAACAATTGTTGAAACTTTGAATGATTCTTATTATCGCGGCACGGGTGGTGCAAGCGCACTTCAGGCAATCTAATGACACAGTGGAACCCAATTTGGAATGTTGAAATTGACGGTGTTGCATATACAAATGCAATCCTTTCAAACCTAACAATTCGCAGCGGCCGCACAAACATTTATGAGCAAGCCCAAGCGGGTTATATCAACCTTCAATTGATAGATGTCAACCAAGCCACAATCCCCGTTTCAATCAATTCAACAATTGGTGTTGAAATCAAAGATTCAACAGGCACTTTTCAACCTATTTTTGGTGGAAATGTGGTGGATATTGGCCTTGAAGTTTATGACGTAGGTTCAACGACTTTCACGCAGACTTACTCAATCATTGCATTGGGTGCTTTGGCTAGGCTTCCAAAAGCCTTGACTGAAGGTGTTTTGCCAAAGGAATTTGACGGCGACCAAATCTTTGAAGTTTTAAGTGAAGTTTTGTTCAACACGTGGGCTGAGGTTGCAGGCGTGCAGACTTGGGCAACTTATGACCCAACAATCACCTGGGCAAACGCCGAAAACAACGGCTTGGGAGAAATTGACCGTCCAGGCAATTATGAATTGGCAGCGCGTTCATCAAGCATTACTGACGTTTATACATTGGTTTCAGCATTGGCCACCAGCGGCCTGGGGTATATTTATGAAGATTCCCTGGGGAGAATTGGATATGCGGATTCGACACACCGCACCCAATACCTTGCTGCAAATGGTTATGTGGATTTGGACGCAAATCAAGCAAAAGCGGCTGGTTTGAGAATTGCAACGCGTGCTGGTGATGTGCGAAATGCCCTAACAATCAAATATGGCGCAACGTCTAGCAATGAAGAATCAGCCAGTGATGCGGCTTCAATTTCAACGTATGGTCAACTTAGCCAAATCATTTCAACGACACTTCACAATTCAGCTGATGCCCTAGACCAAGCCGAATTTTATTTGTCATTGCGTGCCCAACCATTTCCAATTTTTAGCGACATCACATTTGATTTGACCAACTCAGAAATTGATGATGCTGACCGTGACAATTTGTTGGCAGTGTTTATGGGTCAGCCAATTGCATTGGTCAATTTGCCAGCCAATATGAATTCCGGTGTGTTCCAGGGATTTGTCGAAGGCTGGTCATTCCAAGCCAGTTACAACCAACTTTCCGTCAGCCTATTGCTTTCACCGTTGGCTTATAGCCTTCAAGCAATGCGTTGGTCGGACGTTCCAATTACCGAAACTTGGTCAAGCGTGTCGCCGACACTTGACTGGGAAAATGCAACAATTGTTGCCTGATAAGGAGAAAACATGACAAACCCAACGTCCAATTTTGGTTGGCAAATGCCAACTAGTACCGATTTGGTCACTGACCTTCCCGCGGATTTTGCGGTTTTTGGTCAGGCAGTTGACACATCAATGGCTGATTTATTGGGTGGCACGACTGGCCAAGTATTGAAGAAAAATTCCAACACAAACATGGATTTTGTGTGGTCTGCCGATAGTGCGGGCATGACTAACCCAATGACTACTACTGGCGACATGATTTATTCGTCAAGTGGTTCAACACCAGCAAGATTAGGAATTGGTTCAAGCGGGCAGGTTGTGACAGTAGCCGGCGGTGTGCCAACGTGGGCGACACCTGCTTCACCTTCAACAGCAAAAACTTTTACTTTGCTAAACGCTGGTGGAACATCTCTAAGCGGTGCAACAACAACCATTTCAGGCATATCAGGCATTGACCAAATTATGGTAATTATTGGTGACTGTTCAACAAACACATCAAATCCAAATATAACTGTATTACTTAACTCAGATTCTGGTTCTAATTACAAACAAGCAGGTCAGGACGTTATTACTACAACTTCAACACTTGCAGCAAAAATAGACAAAAAATACAATGCTGCAAACGATTCTATCCAATTAGGTTCAACACCAGCAGCAGCAGATGAATTAAACGCTGGCATTATGATATTCGGTTGCAATACCTCAGGCGTAAAGCCATTCCAAACGACTGTTGGCATATCAAATGTCGCCAACGCGAATCTTTATATGTTAAACGGCGTATATACAGGCAGTTCAGCAATTACTAGCATCAGCATTAAAACATCAGGCGGTTCTTTTGATAAAGGAACCATATTCGTATATGGAGCGGCATAAAATGACAAGAAAAGAAACTATCTACGACATCACCACAGGCAAAACTATTGAGCGTGCTTATACAGATGAAGAAAATGCTCTAGCAGATGCACAAACAGCAGAAATGAATGCTGCTATTGCAACTGCTCAATCATTGAAAAATGCAAAAGAAACTGAAAAAGCGGCATTGCTGGCAAAGTTAGGCATCAGCGCTGATGAAGCGGTTTTGTTGCTTTCATGACATTTCCTTTAGGCACATCAGCAGCAGTCATTGAATTGGCTTTAGCTGAAGTTGGCACGGTTGAAGAAGGCGACAACCTGACCAAATACGGTGAATTTACAAAAGCCAACGGTTTGCCCTGGTGTGGGAGTTTTGTCAATTGGGTTTTTGCAAAATCTGAAGTCAAGATTCCTTCATGCGTTTCGACTGCATTAGGCGCACATAAATTTAAAGAAATTTCACGTTGGTCAAATATGCCGCAATTGGGTTATTTGGCTTTCATGGATTTTCCACATGACGGCGTTGACCGTATAAGCCACGTTGGAATTGTTGTTGGGTTAATGCCAAATAATCAAGTTTTGCTTTGCGAAGGAAACACATCAGGGACAGGCGACCAAAGAAACGGTGGCATGGTGATGATTAAGGTTCGCCATTACGGTGAAGGAAAAGAAGTGGTCGGGTTTGGGGTTCCTAAATTTGCACCATACAAGGGTGACTTTCCAACGGTCGCCATTCCAACAACGGGAGACAAACCTAAGAAGGAGAAAAAATGGACAAAGCCAAAGCCCTAGCAGCATCATGGGCACGCTCATTCATGGCAGCAGCATTAGCCTTATACATGGCGGGCGTGACTGACCCAAAGACACTTGCAATGGCAGGGGTCGCAGCGGTCGCACCAGTTGTCTTGCGCTGGTTAAACCCGCAGGATAAGAGTTTCGGGTTAACGGGGAAATAACTCGGAAACTCACGGCAGCAGCATTGACTTGGGCACTTGCGTTAATGCTGACTGCTTGTGGGTATCAGGGTTGGACACGTTATGAATGCCAAGAATTTGAAAACTGGTCTAAACCTGAATGCCAAAAACCGCAATGCCTCTCTAGTGGAACGTGTACTGACGACATATTTGGATTCACAACACCACAAACCAACACGCCGCCGCGCACCTGAGGACGTCCACGCACGGTTAATTTTGATAATTGGCACAACACTTGCATTGGTGTTTTTGGTGGTAACGGTCGGCATAACTTATGCGCTTATTTTTGTTACGCAGCCAATCGGGGCACAAGCACCCAATGATGCGGCTTTTATTGATTTATTGAAAACATTGGCCATTTTTTTGACTGGTTCACTGGGCGGGGTTTTGGCAGGAAATGGCCTGAAATCCAAGTCCAAGCCAGGTGACACGCCGACAAACACGCAAGGTTCTTGATTTAGAGTGGCCGATACGTCACCCTGAGTTTAGGTGGTAGTCCGTACCACCAAGAATCGGGAGAATTCAAAATGGTCGTTGACTTATTAGACCCGCAGACATTGCGGGCGTTGTTCCTAATCGGTGTGCTTTGCACTTTAGCCGCTGCACTGGGTTATTCATTTGGACACAAAGACGGAAGCCGTGAGGGTTACACCCGTGGCCGCGCAATTAGCCGTCATATTTCAGCAGCTAAAAGGTCGGTGAAATAATGGGATTTCTTGACAACTATGAAGATGTGGCAACACGCATCAAGCGTTTTTGGCAGACATATCCCAACGGTTCAATCCAAACGGCCATTGTGGACTTCAATGCTGAAAAAGGCTACGTGCTAATTCAATGCACCGTTTACCGCGATTTGGGCGACATCAAGCCAGCGGGCATTGATTACGCTTACGGATACATGGCGGCATTCAATCCCAACATGAAACGCTGGTTTATTGAAGATACATCAACAAGCGCAATTGGGAGGTGTTGTGGCCTGGTTCTAGGTGCAGACACTAGAAGCACAAAAGAGCAAATGAACCAGGTTGAAGGATTAAAAACATCAACGGCCAAAACTGAAGTTGCTGATGTGTGGGCAACAAATTACATTGAAAACGAAATGGCTACAATCGGTGCAGTTGTTGAAAACATTGCATCACAACTAGGCGGTGAGTTAATACCTGAAGCACCGCAATGCTCACATGGCCACCGTATTTTTAAAAGCGGAGAAGGCAAAAACGGAAAAGCCTGGGGCGGCTATTTCTGCACCGAACGCACAAAGGCCACGCAATGTGCGCCTAATTGGTACGTTTTAACATCAACAGGAAAATGGGAGCCACAGGTATGAGCGATTATGTCGAAATAATCAACCCACGCACTATGACTTGCACCTTGATGAAGAATGGTGAAATTGTTGATTCCTATCCAGTCATGCAATGTGACATGTGTGCTTCCATTCAAAGGTTTGATGCGTTTGGATACCGAAAAGCAGCTGAGGATAATCCAGTTTGGTTTTGTTTCACGTGCAGGGGTAAGCGTTGAAAGTCACGCTAGACCGTGAGGAAGCCTTGTTGTGTCACATAAGTGCCTGGATTATGGCAAAGAAGTATTGCTGGAATGGCACTGGAACGCAGCGGACATATACAAAGGACAAGACACTTCACGAATCAATTGCACAAGATGCTGAAGCCATTGGCAGTGAGTGGGCAGTGGCAAAATACTTCAATCTTGACTTTGACCCTTTCGAGGAAAAAGGAAAAGAAAAGGCTGACGTTGGAAAAGGCATTGAAGTGCGTTGGACTAAATACAGTGAAGGTCAATTAATCGTGCATGAATACGACCGTTCCACTGATATTGCAGTGCTGGTCACTGGTAATTCATCAACGGCTTACAACATTGTTGGTTGGATTCCAATTGCGATTGCAAAACGTGAGAAGTATCGCCATTCCAGGCAACCAAATTGGTGGGTCAGTCAACCCAATTTGCAACCTATTGAAAACCTTGTGAGGAGCAACTATGGAACAGATGCAATTTGAATGTCGGGCATGTAAGAAGGTCACAACTCAGCTGATTCGAATCATTACTGACAATTTGCCTGACCATGTGAAGGTGCTGGAATGCACCGTGTGTTCAAAATTAGGCGTTGCGTTGGTTGGCAATAATGGCAATCTATGAATTCATGTGTGATGCATGTGGGATTAGCATTGCAATAAATCAACCCATTGATTCTGACGGCTCAGCGCAAGCGGGTAATTGCAGCAATTGTCAGATTCCATTGGTGCGCGTATGGTCAGCAAATCCCGTTCATTTCAAAGGAGAAGGTTGGGGACATCAATGAAAAGTTATCCACAAGGTTTATCCACAGGCGTTGATAACGGTGGAAACACGCCCAAAGCCACGCTGAATCTTGCGCGGTATTTGACTAAGCGGATACGATTCTATCGCTTGAAGCGAGCCGCTGATGCGGACTGCTCGCAAGGGCGAATAAATCTAGTGGGCAGGTTTTATGTCATTGCGGCATTGCTTTCAACAACAAGCATTCACAATGCATCAGCTGAAACTTATTCGATAGACCAATTGAAACTATATGCACATTCACGCATAGTTAATTACAAGCAATTTCAGTGCTTCAATACGATTATCACAAAAGAGAGTCGCTGGAATTATTTGGCGCAAAATGGTTCGCATTGGGGATTAGGTCAAATGAAATCAAAGCATTACAGAAACCTTGACCCTTATCGCCAAATTGATGCATCACTCAAATATGTGGCCGCACGCTATGGCGATTCCTGCAAAGCACTGGAACATCACAAGAAAAACAATTGGTATTGATTATGGCCAGTGCATTAAAAGACAATGGTTCAACTTCCAAGTGGCGCAAGATTCGTCAGCGCATTTTGGAACGTGACCAATACACATGTCAGATTTGTGGAATGGAAGGCAACACCGTTGACCACATAATCCCAAGAAGTTCTAATGGTGGTGATGAGGATTTCAATCTTCAATGCTTGTGTTCTAGGTGCAATTCATCAAAAGGCGGCAATAACCGTCAAAACGGCAAATCAAGCCCATTTTTTAGCAGCACGGGAACAC